GCTGGTGGCTCTGGAGCGCATTGTTGAAGTCGAGGGCAATGGCGGTTCGGCTATAGGTATGCGGCTGATTGCATCGGCGGCGATTAAGGCAGCGAAGGGAGAGGCGTGATGACTAAGGATTTTGAACCGGACGTTTATAACGTCATCGAGGGCGGGGCGCGGGAGAGGCGCAAGGTTGAACAGGCTGGGCTTATGTATCTGTTGATTGGGGCGCTGCATAACAAGCTGCAGGATGATGGTTATTGCGGATTTGAGGCGGGTTCACCGACTGCGGACGTTATCGCGGAGATTGTTAAAGCTGTGGAGGGGAATTGAGATGACTGACGAAACATATAACGGCTGGACGAATTACGAAACGTGGCGCGTTAATCTGGAGATGTTTGACGCTGATTTTTCCAGCGACAATGACATGGACGCATACGATCTGGGCCAGCACTTGCGCGAGATGGCGTTGGAGACTGTTGGCGGACAGGCTTCAGGGATTGCGTTGGACTATGCCGAGGCGTTTTTGAACGCTGTGAATTGGTATGAGATCGCGGCGATGAATATCGACGCATATCGGCCAGCGGAAGAATTGTGCCGCAATGGCGTGGCGCTGGCTGACTGTGACTGTTGTTAGGAGAGGGATGATGGCGACGTATGTTTTTAGCACTGATTTTTATATCGGCGCGGAAAGCGAAGAACAGGCCCGTGATGGGCTTTTGGAATTGCTGAACGAGATAGTTGGGCGCGATGATAGCAGCCCGTTCGATCTGATTGAGACACTAGACGAGGGAGAGGGATGATGCCGAATTGGTGTGAAAATGTGGTTACCTTCACGGGGCCGAGAGAGAAGCTGGACGCGCTGATTGAGGGCGCTGGCAAGGGTGAGTTGTTGAACACGATTCGCCCGATGCCGGATAGCGTTTTTCGGGGGAACGTGGGCAGCGCCGAGCGCGAGGAGCATGGCACGAATAATTGGTATGACTGGAGCGTTGAGCACTGGGGGACGAAATGGGACGTTAAGGACGTTGACATTGAGGACGATGGCGAGAGCGTTTCGTTCCGCTTCGATAGCGCATGGTCGCCGCCCGTTGAGGCGTATCGCTATGCCGAGGATCAGGGTCTGGCTGTGGATGCGATGTATTGTGAAACGGGCTTCTATTTCATTGGGCGCTATGGCGCGGGTGTTGAGGTGAGTTCGCAGATTGACGAGTGCGAGGATGAAGATCTGCGCGATTGTTTCCCGTTTGCGTTTGAGGAGTGGGATGATGACTGATGCGGAATCACTGGCGTTTTACGCTGCGGTATTTGCCGCCGATGCGGGGACGGATGCGCTGTATTATGATCGATATACCGAGGACATGGGGCGGCTGTGCGTTGCTGTGGCGAAGGAAGCGATCCGGCGTAGCGAGATAACGGAGGAGGACTTTTATACGCTGGCGTTTGTCGAGGCGGCGGGTTGGGCATTGAACCAATGCCATGCGGCCACGCTGGAGCAGTTGTTCGAGGCTGGGCAGCGGGAGTCGGATAGCTTGGCGGGGAAGGGAGAGGCGTGATGGCTTGGTATATTGATGGCAGCGTTTCTATGGGGAACCTAGACGTTTTCGCCACCGATAAGGCGCTGGGCGACTATCGCGTTTGCATGATCGATTGCGATGATGAGACTGTGAGCGAGAGCGATCACGAGGCGAACGCTAGGCTGATTACGGCTGCGCCGGATATGTTGGCTGCGCTTGAGGCTGTGACAGCTTGCTTGCGTGGATTTCACGCAGCGGAGGATTTCGGGCCGTTAGATGATGAAGCGATAGAGGCTGCATTGAGCGCGATTGCCAAGGCAAAGGGAGAGGATTGATGACTGACGATGTATTCCGCACAGTGCGGGAGCTGCTGGAGAGCAGCGATTGCGTCCTGATGGGCAATGCCGTGAACACGGAAGGCAAGCTGTATGAGGACAGTGTAGCGAACCTGACGAAGCTGTTGGAGATGGAGAAGAACTATGCGCGGATGTATATCGCGCTTGAGAGCATGGTGTTTAATTACGGGCAGTTTGGGCGAGTGACGGATGTATTCGTGCAGGATGTGGCGCGGATTTTGCAGGAGATCGATGATGAACGACTGGGATAGTGTGGCGCTGGCCTTTGATGTGCTGGAGAACGCCGAGGTTATGCAGGAGTTTGATTACTTTCTGTGGATCAAGGTTGATCGTGAGCAATGGGAAAGATTCCAGGCGCTGATGGAGATAGTGTCATGAATGTGCAGTTGACGATGAGCGTAAACCTGACCCTGCCTGATGGCAGCGCGTCGATGGATGGCACAGGTGGGCGCGGATGGGTTCTGCCTGATGGGAGCGCCATAAAGATATGGGCCGTCACCGAATTGAACGACGAAGAGGATTTGACGTTCGGTGAGGCGCTGGAAATGGGGATCGATGTCGAGGACATGGTAACGGAAGTGGAGATAGTATCATGAACGTGCGTCTGGAGCTGGATTGCAAGGAGATTGCGCGGTTTGAATATGGTTCACACGCCATGTGGGCCGCGCTTGCGTTAAGCAAAGAGGACGATAGGCTTTGGACTGTGATAGACGAGCGCAGCAGCGAGGTGACTGTGATCGAGTATCGGAACGGGAAGGCATATTGATATGAGGGTTTTTAATTTCACGCTGGCATTTTCGGTGATGGCTTCTCACGAGCTGGACGCACGGGTAAAGCTGAAGGAATTGCTGAAGTCGATTAGCAAGGACGAGATATTGTGGGCCATGCAGATTGTGGATGAGGAGAAAGATGATGAATAATTGGTTGGCAAAGAAACTGTTTTCGCTGGCGGCGTGGCTGGACTGGCGCGAGGTTGCAGAGCGGCAGGTTATCAAGCCGAAGCGCAAGGTTGGCCGCCCTCTGGGCAGCAAGGATAAAGTGCCGCGCAAGACTCCCGTCCGCAAGGCTGGACGTCCTCTGGGCAGCAAGGATAATAAGCCGAGAGGTATTCCGTCATGAGAGAGCTGGACGGAGCAGACGCAGAGGATCTGCTGGTTGTGCTGGATTTGCTGGTCAATTCGATTGATGAAAACGTTTACGGCGATGACAGCGACCACATCGATCCGTCTTTGTGGGATGACTATTACACGGCGTTTGATACGCTGGTTGAATATGGTTTGAGAGAGCCGAGGAGGAAGAGATGAACACTGAAGAGCGTTTTGTAGTGAAACAGATAGTGGGGCGCGCTCTGGACAAGGGCTACCTGTTATCGGTGTATGACGGCGAGGAATATCCTCTGCGCAGTAGCGATGACGCTGAAGCGGTGATGGCCCAGCTGGGGCATTGCGATGATGAGTGGCTGTGGGTTGAGAACGAGGATACTCGGAAGGTCGGGTTCATTTATCTGGTCTATGGGAATGACCCTGACGAGGTGGTGGCCGACTGTTCAGACAAGCCGGAGATATTGGAGATAGTAGGATGACTGATAAAGAAATAATACTGAAGGCGCGTAAGGCATTTAAAGAACGCGATAGGGCGGCGCGTAGGCTTCAGGAGATCGATGGCGAAATCAAGGGTCTGGTGACGTCCTACAGCTTGGCGACGAAGGTCTGGGGCTTCACGCCTCTGATGCTTAGGCAAGCGGTGCGTGCGAGACTGGGCGAGATTGCGTAATGCTGGAATATGCGAACCGCTATGAGGAGAAGGGGACTCTTCCCTTCGAGGTGGTGGAATATATAAGCGGACACGAGCTTGTGATTCGGGAGATGATTGCTGATCTGAAAAAAGGTTGGCGTCCGGCCATGATCATGGGCCATTGCACGAACGAGGACGAGCAGGAGTGGACGATAGCTTCCGACCCGACGGCACTGACGTTTCGTATTAGGCTGGACAAGCAGGGGAAATGGAAGGATGCAGCGGGTAAGGTGTATCGCTTAGAGGCGATCCCGATTCGTTTCCATCGCTATAGTTTTTTGGGCGGCGTTTACGACAGCGAGAGTTAGGGCTTGTAAGTTTTGTTTTCGTCTGCCAGCATTGGTGTTTGTGCGTTTGACGGCGCGTTTTAAGAGAGGTAATAACAACATGACCGGAAAATGTGGCAATGTCCAAGGCTTGCCTAAAAACCACATAGCTTCCAGTGGAGTCCACCCTTTCCACCCCACTGGCAAGGCCGTCAACTTCCGGTCAATATCTATAAGCGACATCAAGGATCGCTTGAGTTCCACACATATCGAAGCACTGTGCAAGGCTTGGTTGCCGGATGGCAAGCGGCAGGGTGCGTGGTTTGTTTGTCGCGCCCCATGGCGGGAGGATCGCAACGCTTCGCTGGGGGTTTCCCTTACCACTGGGCGTTGGAAAGATTTTGCGACGGGGGAACATGGCGACATGATCGACCTGTCTATGAGGCTATTCGGGGATAGCTTGCAGGAAACATTAAAAGGATTCGCAGAGATGCTGGGTATTAACCATGCGTAAGATCGACCTGACGGCGGTCAAGGCCGAGGACATAACGGACACACCGAGCATAGTCACGCCCATGCCGGAGCCGATTGAGGTTCCTGCGAAGCTGAAGGCTGCGTTGGGTGGTGAGCCGGATTCGATGTGGATATACCGCATTGCCGATGGCTCTGCCTTTGGTGCGGTGGCGCGTTGGAACCCTGAAGGGAAGCGCAAGGAAATCCGACCGATAGTCTGGGACGGGAAGAAGTTTATCACATCGGGCTTTGGGCCGGATCGTCCGCTGTATAACAGCGACATGATTGCGTCCGCGCCCAACGCGCCTGTGCTGATTGTCGAGGGCGAGAAGGCAGCGGATGCGGCGGCGCAGTATCTGCCTGAGGGCTGGATTGTTTCGACATGGCAGGGTGGCGCGAACGCTGTGGAGCAGACGAACTGGGACATACTGGAGGGGCATAGCGTTGTTGTCTGGCCGGACAATGACAGCGCGGGGGCACAGGCATCGATTGAAATCCAGAACATTCTGGCGCGTTATGCGGTTCCGGTTTCGATTGTCGGGTTGAGCCCTGCGTTTCCTGATGGCTGGGACTTGGGCGACGATCTGCCAGCGAAGGTGAAGCCGGAGAACATTACTGGGCTGCTGCGTCGGGAGCTGAAGCGTGCGGCTGTGGCTACGCCTGACGCGCCGGAGCCTGTTAAAGAGAAGCAGATTATAGATTATGACGAGGACACGCAGCGCGAGTGGCGTCCGCTGGGCTATGATCACATGAAATATATGCTGATGACGCAGCATCGGGAGCAGGTGGATGTGTTCGATCCCGACAACCTGATGAGCCAGAAGGGCTGCATGAAAATCTATGGCGACAAAACCTATTGGGGCGGCCAGCAAGGCAAGCCTGATGGGAATGGCGTTGACTGGGTGCAAGCTGGCATCACGATCATGGATCGCTGCCATGAGCTTGGGGTTTATGATCCGAAGCGGCTGCGTGGGCGTGGCATCTGGATTGATAAGGCTGACGATAACGTCGAGCGTGCCGTGATGAACACGGGCGGCAAGCTGGTGGTCAGTCGGTCTGGTGGTGCGACACGGGAGATTCCGTTCGTCCGCTTCAGGAGCCGTTGGATTTACGAGAAGAACGCTGACCTGATCTTGGATGTGGATGATTACGATGCACGGGCAACGGACGATGATGGCCGCATGATTCGTGAGCTGTGCAACAAGGTGCGCTGGGACGCGCCGATCTATGGTGACCTACTGGCTGGCTGGATTGCGACGGCGGTTGTCTGTGGTGGGCTGCAATGGCGGACGCACGCTTGGGTAACGGGCAATCAGGGGTCAGGTAAATCGACAGTCGTGAATGAGATTGCTGGCGCGTGCCTTGGGGACTTGGCTATCTATCCATTGGGAGCAACGACCGAGGCTGGCATCCGGCAGGTGGTGCGTAATGATGCTATGCCTGTGGTGTTTGACGAGAGCGAGGCCGACGATAAGCAGAAGATGCAGGCCGAGGCGCGTCGTAAGGCGGTGCTCGATCTGATGCGGCAGGCTTCGAGCGAGGGGCGTGGCCGTATTCTGAAGGGGTCTGCGAACCACAGCGCACAGGCGTTTACGATGCGTTCGTCGTTCCTCATGTCATCGATTGGCGTTGGGCTGAAGGAAGCGGCTGACCTTACGCGAACGGCGGTGCTGACGATCAAGCCGCTGGACAGTTACAGCCACGACGAGCGGAAGAAGAAGGAGCAGGAGTTCAAGGATTTCCTGAGCCTTGCGTCGGAGATCCCGCAGGATATGCCGCAGCGATTGCTGGCACGGCAGCTGCACAATCTGTTCACGCTGCGTCACAACGTGGAGATTTTCAAGGAAACGATTGCCACAGTGCTGGCGAACCGCCGTATCGGTGACCAGCTGGGGACGCTGATGGCTGGGTGCTATAGCCTGTATAGCACGAAGCGTTTGGACATGAAGCAGTGCGAGAAATACCTGAACACTGTGAACCTTGATGAGTTCCTGCAGGTGAAGGCAGAGCGCGAGGATATATCCCTGCTGCATCACATTGTAGGGAGCATGATACGGGTTGATACAGTTCATGGTTCACAGGAGCGGACGATTGGTGAGCTGCTGATCGTTTGCTTCACCCGCGATGACACAACGGACGTTCGGTTGAAGGTGGCAGAGGCTACGCTTGCACGCTATGGCATGAAGATCGAACGTGAATACGGAAGTGTCACGGGCGTATGGATAGGCCAGAGCATCCAGTCGATGAACCGGATCATGCAAACGTCTGTCTATTTCGAGGGCTGGGCTGGCGTTTTGATGCGCCACCCGTATGCAAAGAGAAGCACGGATAGCGTCCGCTTCGGCGGCGCGACATCACGGGCGATTTATTTACCGAAACAGGAGTGGCCAGTAGGATTATGGGACTAAAGAACAAGCGCGAAGGCGAGGAGTTAGCCTTCAGAATCATCCGCGATTGGCCAGACACTGTGCTTCTAGGCAAGCGTCCGCACCAGATAACAGCTGCGTTTGGCATTAGCATGGAGACTGCTGAAAGGTTGCTGAAGGAAGAGAGGCGTCGCCGTAATTTCTAAGTTGAATTGTGTTGATGAATGTGTAACATATATAAGATGAACGGAGAATAATATGAGTTTTAAAATTGAAGATGAACATGCTATCCCCGCTGCGCGTCAGCATAATGGTCGCCGCGAGAAATACCCTTGGTCGCAGCTGGATGTGGGCCAGAGCTTCTTTGTTGAAGGCGTTGCGCTGCGCTCGATGAGCAGCACTGCGTCCCACGCTGGCCGTCGCAACGGCAAGAAGTTCATTGCCCGTGAGTCCGAAGGCGGCGTCCGGGTCTGGCGCTATGAGTGATATAGTCGAGGCGCAAGACATTGACGGGCAGCTGTATGTATCCGCCCACAATCTGCCGGAGTTTCTTGAGCGTGCCAGTGAGCGCGGCGCAGAGATTGAGCGCGCCCGTATTATTGCTTGGCTGCGGGATAGTATCGGCACGTTGATAGGCGACTGGATCGCAATGCAGATTGAAGAAGGCGACCACCTGAAGGAGAAAGGTAAGTGACCGAGAAGAGCGAACTGACCTTCAAGTCATGGCACCGAAGCAGTATCTCGCCAGAAATGAAGCTAGATGTATCACGCATCGGCGGGTCGAACATGGGGCCACCTAAGATTGTGTTCACCAGTCAGACTGCGCCGGTCATGACCATCCACCCCGATGGCAAGATCACGCTGGGTGATGGCGCTGATCCGACTGAGGCTGCTGCTGCTTGCATCGAGGCAATGGATGGCATGATCCAGAACCTGATTCGCAATGCGGTGCAGAAGGAGCTCAACCTGATCGTAGATTGGTGTCGGAATGTTAATATTGATTGGTGCAGATGCGACGACGCAATCGAGCGCGGCGAATACTTGAAGGGAGAAGAGAAATGAAAAAGTTAATGATTGGATTCATCATTGGGTTGGCTGCAGGTGCAGCGGTTCCGGCAGTTGCGGCGTCTATTGTTGGCAGCACTGGCTACCTGTCCGGCTGGACTGTGACCAAGGACGGGGATGAGATTTGCTATATGCCATACATCTGGACGGGAACCCGCGAAATTGAGTGCGATTAATGCCAATAGTGAGACAATCTACAATGGCATGGACGCCTGAGAAGGACGCTGAGCTGTTGAAGTATTACGAGCACGGCTTGAGGGCGGCATACATAGCCGAACAAATGGGGCGCACGATTGCTTCGGTGGAGGCGCGTTATCACAAACTAAAGAGGGCGGGAAAGGTATGAGCAGCAGAAACCTACCGCACCACCTGTATGTCTATGTGAACAGCGCGTTCATCCGCAAGGAAGGCAGCGGCTTCGAGCCTGCCGTCTGGTTCGCCCTGAGATCCGAGCCTGACCGAGCATGGGGTTGCCATGTGATGCTGGAATGTGGAGCTGTCTATCGCAACCTGCCGCCGCACGCTTTGGCGTTCAGCAAAACGCCGAAGGCCCCTTGGACACTGCAGCAGGCGCAGGTCTGGGACTGTTACGGCACGGAGTTCGACGTGATCCGCTATGACTATCTGGCAAACCTTGAAGCGCGTTACGATTACAGCGATGATCGGGCGACCTGCCTGTTCACGGCGTGCCCACATGGCGACGGGTTCAGCGCGTCACCTGATCAGAGCAAGGAGTTTATGTTTATGAGAACGGAACACGATAGGCTGCTGATCAGGCCGACGAACATGGTTCTCTTCGAGGAGCGCAGCTTCACCGAAGACAGCGGCTGGCCGACTGACATCAAGACATCCACGCAAGTTTGGCGTGCGGAGTGAAGGGGAAGGGTTATGACCAACGAAGATGATATGATAATCCGCGAAGCCGCACGGGAAATCTGTGCCCTGCAAGCACGGAAAGACTATAGCGATGCGTCACAGAATTACCTAATTGGTAATTACGACCAAACAATCTGGATGCACCTCGTAGAGCAAGGCATCCGCAAGGGTATCGAGATTGGGAGGTCGCTGTGACTGAAGGATGGTTAGCCGCTTTTGGGGTGACACCACCCTGCCATGCGCCCTGCGCCAATGTCCTGTGCGTCCAGTTTGGCTGTCTGCGGGAACAACAGCGCCAGCAAAATACTGCGCCGCCCCGTGGCTGCATCTGTCCGCCTACCAGTGAGCAAACGTGTCAATCGGCGCTGTGCCCACGCAAAAGCTATTCAGCCACATAAAGGAAAGCAAATGACAGAAATAGTAGGTTTAGTCAGGCCGGTGGCCGACAAGTGGAAGCAAAACGCCGACTACTTGCGTGAGTTAGCTGACCGCCTTGAGAAGGGTGAAGTGACCGAAATCGTAGTGGTATGCAACGATGTGAGCGGCGCGGCCTACGAGAGCTATGTTAATTTCAACGACCTATGGCGTCTGCTTGGAGCGATTGAATACGCCAAGCACAAGGTCAACATCGAGTTGGCGCTGGAGCAAAGCGAATGACCGCCAACACACTGGTTCAAACGCTGGTCGAAATCTATGGCCGCATCGGCGACTTCCATATCACACCATGCGACGGCGCGATCCCTGTATCCGAAGCCGATAGGCTCGCGGAGAAGGCCGTAGAGGACTATACCAACGCGCTCAAGGCGGAGATTGAGCGGCTAACCGACTTGCTACGCCGCGTTGTTAATTTGGCTGAAGCCTACGCAACAGGGACAGGCACAGCTTTCACTGACACTATTGCGGAAGCCCGCGCCGCACTGGAACAAAGCAAATGACCCTGCGCCAATTCCTGCAATATAATTTCGGCTGGGATATTTACGACTGGGATGATGAGGAGATTCGGTTTTGACTGACGATGAGTTAAAATACATGAAATACCGGATCAGGATCTTGCCTGAGCAGCTGGAGCTTGCACGACGTAAGGTTCAGCACCTTGAGCGCGAGGCGAAGCGCCTCAACCTGCATCACCTGTTGGAAGAAGATCAGCTTCGGTCGTGTCGTTAAGGCACTTTGGAACCCTGCTGGCAGGCCGGGGCGAAGATAGTCTGCCACATAAGGAAACACATGGTTCAGCTTAGAGACTACCAAGAATCAGCCGTTCAGGCTGTGCGTGACAGCTTTCGCGCTGGGCACAAGAAAACCCTGCTCGTTTCCCCTACGGGATCGGGCAAGACGGTTATCTTTAGCTACATCGCGGCAGGCATGGCTAAGAATAACAAGCGCATCCTGATCGTGGCGCACAGGCGTGAGCTGCTCAAGCAAATCAGCGGCGCATTGAGGAAGGTGGGCGTATCTCACGCTGTCCTTTCTGGCGGGACGCCGGGCATCCCCATTGCCAATGTGGTGGTGGCGTCTGTGTTCACGCTGGTGCGCCGCATGAAGATGATGAAGCCGTTCGATTTAATCATTGGCGACGAGGCGCATCACTTCACCCCTGACAGCAGCTGGGGCAAGGTCGTTGCTGGCTTCCCCTCTGCCCGTGTGCTGGGCGTCACGGCCACGCCTGAGCGCCTTGACGGCAAAGGCATGGGCCAGATGTTCGATGACATGGTGATGGGCCCTACAGTCGCTGAGCTGACCGCACAGGGCTTTCTTTCCCCCGCTATTGTCTATGCACCAAGCGCCCCTGATCTGGGCTCTGTGGGCACGCGCATGGGCGATTACGTATCTAAGCAGCTCGAAGACGCGATGGATAAGCCGATCATCACGGGCAGCGCGGTCAAGCACTATAGCAAATACGCGGATGGCAAGAAGGCGATTGCGTTCTGCGTGAGCGTCAAGCACGCCAAGGATGTGGCTGAAGACTTCCGTAACGCTGGCTATGATGCCGTCCACATTGACGGTGGCATGGACGATACCGAGCGGGATGGCGTTCTCAAGGCATTCGAGGATGGCCGCGTTCAGATCCTGACGAGCTGCGATCTGGTGAGCGAAGGCTTCGATCTTCCGTCCGTCGAGGTCGCGATCCTTCTGCGCCCGACGAAATCCCTTGGCCTGTTCCTACAGCAATGCGGTCGAGCGATTAGGCCGCACCCTGACAAGGAGCGCACGATAATCCTTGATCACGCAGGCAACACCGCCCGTCATGGGTTCATTGACGATGAGAGAGACTGGAGCCTAGCCGATGGCTTTGTAACGGGACGCGGCAAGAATGCGGAGAAGGTCGTGTCTGTTCGGACATGCACCGCCTGCTTCGCGGTTCACAAGCCGACGCCTACATGCCCCATGTGCGGCCACGTTTACCCTGTCACCGCCAGAAAAGTGAAGCACGTTGATGGCGATTTGGTGATGACCAGCAGGGAAGATGACCCTGACATCAGCACGCAAGAGGGATTGATGCAGAAGAGGCATCGAGTTCTCACCAGTGTCGCACGCAAGCGCGGCTACAAGAATCCTACGCAGTGGGCGTTCAATGTTATCTGCGGACAAGAGGCGTCGAGACTTGCCAAGAAGGTTGGTATGCGCGATGCTCAAACAACTAACGGCCTGACGGCAGAAGAAAGGGCAGCGATATGGAAGATGACGATGGGGAAGACACAGGATTCCATTCGGTAATTGTGCCAATATCGCTGATCCATGCGCTGACATTCGAGATGCTGCATGTGATCGATCAGTGGCATGAAGACCGGAAAATACAAGAGATTGACATCCGTCGGTGCTTTGCTGCCATGATGGCCGCTACTGAGGCTGCGCTGGAGCAGCTGAATGACGATGAGAAACCGGAAACCCTGCAGTGAGATCAGAGGCCGCAATCCAGCAGGACATCCGCCTCGCTCTGGGCCAGAGGCAGGACATCATGATGTTCCGCATCAACGTGGGCAAGTTCCGACCGCTCGATGGCGGAGCCCGTGTCATCCAGTCTGCACCTGAGGGGACGCCCGATCTGCTTGGGGTTATGTCACCGGGCCGAGCGTTCGCTATCGAGGTCAAGACCGAGAAGGGAAAGCAGCGGCTGGCCCAAGCAGCATGGCAGAGTGCGTGGGAAAAGCGCGGCGGGATATATATTTTGGCCCGGTCTGTTGAAGATGTTTACAAGGGTCTTGACATCACTATGTAGACAACTGTATGCCATGTGTAGGCCGACTAGATACGGCCACAACCGGAGAATAAAAATGGCTATTATACAAGTACGTGACCAGAAGCACTGGCACGAGTTGCGTTCTCAGCACATTGGTGGGAGCGATGTTGCTGCGTTGTTTGGGCTATCGCCCTATTCGAGCCGCTGGCAACTGTGGATGGAGAAGGCTGGCAAGCTGCCGCCGGAGGACATCTCTGGCAATAAGGCTGTGCAAGCTGGGACATTCCTTGAGAGCGGTATTGCAAACTGGGCTTCTCACCGTTGGTCAATGGATCTTGGGAAGGTCAGTGACTATTACACGGTAGATGACTGCCCCGGCATGGGAGCGTCGTTCGATTACATCACGATGGGTGGTGCGCCTGTGGAGATCAAATGGTCTGCGCGTGGCTATGGCTGGCACTACAATGGCGAAGAGATTGATGAAGCGCCTGAGAACTATCTGCTTCAGGTTCAGCACCAGCTGGCCTGCACGACATCGGATCACGCATGGCTTGTTGCCCTGATCGATGACGAGCCGCGCCGCATGAAGATCCCGCGCAACGATAACATCATTGACGCTATCAAGCATGAGATCACAGCGTTCTGGCAGTCGATTGCCGATGGCAAGGAGCCTGAGCCTGATTACACAACGGACGTTGGCGCTATCACGAAGCTCATGGGAACGCTGCCCAAGAGCGATGTGGTGCTCGATGACGCAGACGCGCTGCTCTTCGCGGACTATAAGACCGCCAAGGAAGACGAGAAGAATGCCGCCGCTCGTGCCGATGAAGCCAAAGCAATGATTCTGATGAAGGCTCGTGCCAAGCTGGAGCTCATGAACACATCGCAGGAAAAGGCTTCGGTCAAGTGCGGCGAGCATAAGATGTCTATCAGTGTGGTTGCGGATAATCCCGGCAAGGAAATCACGGCTGATATGGTCGGCACTATAACCGGCAAACGCTCTGGCTACACCACAGTAAGGATTACATGATGAAGGATACTGTTATGATGCGGATCGATAGAGATCTGCTGGCAAAACTGCGCACAGTTGCAGCCCAACACCCGCTGAAGCCCACGCTTCGAGCTACTGTTGAGCGTGCTATCGAGTTGATGATTGAAGATTTGGAAGAGGAATTGAAGAATGGCAACAAGTAACGAGATGGTTCCAGCTAAGCCGATGGATCGGTTTAAACAGGAGCTGGCGATGCGCGAAGGGCATCTCCGCAGTCTTCTCCCGCAGGCCATGACGGTCGATAAGTTCCAAGCTATCGTGGTGGCAGCTGTCGCTGACAACATGGATCTGCTGGACTGTGACCGCGCATCGCTGCTGAAGGCGTGTCTGAGCGCCGCAGAGCTGGGCCTGTCGCTCAATAAGAGCATGGGTGAAGCTGACATCCTCAAGGTATGGGATGGCCGTCTGAAGCGCAACGTCGCCCAGTTCCGCCCACGCTACAAGGGATTGATGAAGCTGGCCCTACAGTCGGGTGAAGTTCTGAAGATCGAGAGCCGTCTGGTATATGCCAATGACGTGTTCGAGGTCGAGCAGGGCATCGATCCGCGCATCATCCACAAGCACGGCCTGTCGGATCGCGGCGATAAGATTGGCGCATACTGCGTGTGGAAGCTGAAGAACGGGGAGTCACAGTTCGAGATCATGAGCAAGGAAGAGATCCTTGCTATCCGTGATCGCTCATCATCCAAGACCAAGGACGGAAACATCGTCGGCCCTTGGAAAACTGATGAGGCTGAGATGTGGCGCAAGACTGTGGTGCGTCGGGCCAGCAAGTATATGCCGCTGTCCACTGAGGCGCAGCGTGCAGTGATGGCTGACAATCAGGCGGAAGGCATCATCGATGCCGATGACTATAGCGGTAACGAAATAGACATCACCGACTTCGACGACGTTCCTGTGGCAGAAGCTCAGGTGCAGACCCTTGAGGAAAAGATCGTGGCCAAGGCTGCGCCTGCTCCGAAGACACCGCTTCACATCGATGTGCTGGAGCCTGATTTGGATGTGGAAGGCATGGCAGATTGGGATGGCTGGGCAAACGCTGCATATGAGATTGTCGCTGGCCTGTCCCCAGAGGAACGCGAAGCATGGCGCGTATTGCACGAAGGGATGCTTGACGAAGCAGAGCTGATGGCCCCACGCAACACCACCAAGTTAATGAAACTGTTTCAATAAGGAGAAAGTAAATGGGTAAGAAGTTTGATCTAGTCGTCAAGGTTGGCGAATACACGGACGGCCAAGGCCAGACCAAGGGCCGTTTCAAGAACGTCGGCGTCATGATGGAAGGCGACAAGGGCCCCTACATCCTGCTCGACCGCACGTTCAACCCAGCTGGCGTTGGCGGTAACGAAGGCCGCGAGAGCATCATCGTATCGCTCTATGAACCGAAGCAGGAAGGTGGCCAGCAGGCGCACTCAGCAGCTAAGGCGAACGCCTATCAGCCTGCATCGCGTGACCTCGACGGGGATGACGTTCCGTTTTAATTATTCAGGGGAGGGCGGCTTATTCGCCGCCTTCCTCTTCTTCTGCGATGAAGGTATCTTCCTCGTCATCCGCGCTCGGAGTGTAGGAATAGTTTCCTTTCTTCGCGTCGTTATATGCCCGGTTAAATTCAGACATGATGCGAATCTGTTCAGTTCTATATTCCTTTGGATCCATTTCATTGGCGTCCTTACGCAGATCCTTGAGGTCTTTTTCGGCATCCTTGTAGGCGGTCATCACGTTAGAATCCACCACCACAGGGTTTGTGTTTTCCAAGAAATCCTTCTCTGAGCTGTCGCCATCCTCAGCGAGTTTGTCAGCTGCGATGGCCCTCTTCATCTCAGGCCGGCGCTCATAGAAGCGACTCATCGGAGAATACTCTACCAGCTTGGGATCGAAATAGAACGGATTCAGTTTCTTGAGCGTTTCAATATCACCCTCAGCCGCACCCGAAACAAGGCGACCAACACCGCCAGCATACTGATCAACAAAGTATTTGAGCTGGTCAGGGGAAACGTCAATATCACCCGGTATTCTGCCGTATCCACCAGTCTTTTCCTGAAGGCCCTCAGCAATAATTTTATATACCTCAGGCGTAGTGCGCTTGACGCGAGATGCCTGCGCCTCGCTCTCATCGAACGGCTCGTTATAGATCGGCGACTTAAAGAAGCTCTCGTTGATTAACAGGTCGTACATTGGAGCGATGCTGGTCGGGGCCAGAGTGCGCGCCTCAGTGCTGCGGATCACAGGCGAAAGCGAAGCTAGGAACGCAGCGCCAACATCTTGCGATGCCGTCATGATGTCCACAACAGCCTTACCGTCGGAGATTTTTCCAGCGAGAACCTCAGCAATTTTACCGCCGACGTAGCGTTCAAAGACAAAGAGGAACCCAATGGGCGCTGTGAAAGGCTTCTCATTCGGGCTGTAATAAACGTGCAGGAATGCAAGTTTCCGCCATTCAGGAAGCTGGCTGTAATCGTCCTCGCCATCATCGTCGCTATCGGGCGCGTTCATGATGTTCATCATTCCAAGAGCAAAGCCAGCAGACAACTGAGCAAGCACCAGCTTACGATATGTGGAGCTGTCCAGACCCGTCACCTTCTTGGTCAAGTTGGTCAGTGATGGCGTTGTCCACCAGAAGAAGCCATCGATCACGCGACCAAAGCGGCCACGCTTGGTCATATCAAGCGTGCTGCGCAATGCGATCTGTGCCGCATCTTTCGGAAGAACCTTGGCCTCAGTGAGCGCACGATAAGCAGCAACGCGGGGCACGATGTCCACGAAGTCATTGATGCCATCGACAGCCTTAATGAGCTTGGCAAAGCCTGCCTTGGTTTCAAAGTATCCAGCCTTGACGCCCGTCGCAGTCAGGCGCTTCAGCTCCTCCTCCATGCGCTTGGCGACGCGCTCAGCACGCTCAGCAAACTCTTGGCCTGCAGCACCACCGTTGACAACCATCTCTTCTGTCAGCGCCTTGATGTGCGCTATATGCTCGTTGCCCGGCTCTTTGTTGATCAGGTACGAGAAGACACCGGCCATCGTGGATGGATCCCATGAATACATCCACGTCTTCATCGCCGCGCTCTTGCCATAGGCTGCGCTACGCTTACGGCCCTTCTCTGTGTACACGTTGCCAGCCGCATCAGAGACACTTCTCAGGAACTCGCGAGGCCAGAAGGCTGGGTTGAAGCGGGTGTGCAGGCCGCGCATGATCGCCATGCCCCTGAGGAACCTGTCAACCCACTTGTTGAGCTGCATAGGATCGAGGTTAGTGAAGGCCCGGCTGACAGCTTCACCCTCTTCATTGGGCGCAGTCTCGATGATGAATGGCTTGCCATTCTTGAAGCCGCGAAAGCCATTCTCATAGGCTTTCTCGTCTGTAATTTTGACAGCCTTACCCTTGACGATCTTGGGATTGTTCTCATCATAGATTTTGAGAAGGCCCTCGAACGCAGCAGGGTCGCTCTGATAACTGCTATCCAGCTCAAGATAAATCTGGTTCTTCTGGCCCATCTCCAAGAACATCTCGGCATCGGCGATCATGTTATACAGGGAGTTCGCTGCCTGAGATGAACGGCCCTTTGCTGCCTTAACCGGCCTCGCGCCAAGGCCAGACACGCGGCTATAGACAGGAGCGCCCTTTTCATAGGAGCCGTAATCCGCATGAGGATCTTCCTGCCCATCGACAGTCATGTCGCCAGATGGAGCCCATCCCTTATACGGCGTATAGTTTGGATACTTCTTCTTCCAAGCAGCCATCGTCTCAGCTGAGACAATGCCGTCCTTAACCATCGTTTTCTGCGTCTCGTCACGCAGGCGGTCATGCAGTCTCACAACCCTGTTGATGTAACGCATCTTCCCGGATGCCTGCAGCTCACGGAGCTTAGCGTCCGCTTCTGCATTGGTCATGCCGGAGCCGCCATCAGGCATGTCCTTGTTGATTTCAGCAATGCCAGCGTTGCGCTCAGCAGCACCACGCGCCTGAATGGCATCATTGATTTCATCCATCGTGACGCCGTTCTTGATGGCATCACCAACCGCATCATCGATTGGATCGACATACTTGCGGCGGAGCTGCGTCAGCTTGCCGTTCTTTTTTGAAAGGTAGGTTTCAAAGGCGCTGTAGAAAGAGTCTGTTTCAGGCAGAGATTCCAACCCGTAAGAACGAGCCAGCCAATTATCGACGGCACGAGCGCCAGAGAACTGGCTTGCGATGTTGCTCCAAATCTTGCTCGTGCGTATGCGGTTGGCGGACTGGCGAACCCGGCTGAGCTTTGCTGGTGTGATCGTCGCTGTTGGTTCGCCTTCGAGGGCATCCACGTCCTGCTCTTCAGTGGGGGCTATGTTCCTGAAATCGCCGGGCTTCTCTTCAAGCATCTGGTCAGAGACAAACTTGCCATCACCCTTTGCCAAGCTATCCAGCGCCTTGATAATCGGCGCATTTGAATCCAGCCCGAAAAGTCCCTTGATCTTCGCCGAAAGTTCACGCAGCCAATTCTTTAGGCGACCAAGCAGAGATCCCTTCACCTCATAGCGACCCCGCATAATTTCAGTGGCATTGACAGCCCAGAACTCTGACGGGTTCACATATTGATAAAGCCGTCCGTCAACTTCTCCATCTGAAATCAAATCGGTTGCAAATTTAAAAGCCTCACTAGGGCTTAAATCTTCACCATTTATGTTGACCTTCTCTTGGTTGTGGAATGCACGAATAGCCTTGAAGAACATGGCATCGTTTTCATTCTTGCCCTCATAAGGAAGGCGCTCAACTCTATCCAGCTCCTTTGCCCAAGCCCGCTTGATTGCCATGCGAATATCCTGCGGCATCATGCGCTCAAGGTGGTGCATGATCTCATGGACTGTCGTGTCGTCGTTGGTGCGGCCTTTTATCAAATACATGACGCGAGACAGAACGTCATAAAAACCTGAAGATCTGCCCTTCTCAGACGGCTTTCTTACAGCAATCCCAAGATCGCCAAGTAAGTTTTCATTACGCATAATGAACCACTCAGCGAAATTAGCTTCCTCTTCAGATATGTTGCCTTTGCGCTTCTGCTCAAGGAGAACTGACCTGATCCTATCCGGGCCGCGCACCTTCAACCTTCCAAGGTCTTCCCAACGCTTCCAGTTCTTCATGTCTTCAATGAAATTGGAGTATGAAGCTACCTCAAAGGCAAATTGTTTGGCATCGATCTTACCATCGGCCCAAAGTTTCTTGAGCTTGGTGACGCCACGGGACAATGATGGGACCCTCCCACCTTCATCAAGAATTTCCTCCCGACGCCGGGGCGAAATGGGCTGAATGCTGGCGTACATATCAGGCTGCGCAGCACCAGTGCCGCGCTCATCCAAAGCGCCATCAAGGATAGCGGTGGGCGACATTGACTCACGCCCAAACAATCCCTCACTCGTTGTCTGCTCTGCGGCTCGACGCGCATATTTATTAAGCGCATCAGCAATAGCTTCGCGGCCTGCTGCACGACCAAGGCTTTCGTTATAGAATGAACGGATGAACCGCTCTGTGACCGGATCGAGAGGGTTGAAGGCGTCCTGCTGCGAGAGGAAGTCGCCAATCTTCATTCCCTTATTGCGGACATCTCGAACAATCTTTGCCGCTTCAACAAGCTGCTTGGTCGTGTCCATCTCTGGAGCGACTTCGCCGTCTCTGATTGCGTCAAGCATACGCCGCCACGCCGGAGCGACATCCTCAAGCGCACCTCCAATGCTCTTGATGTTATTGTCCTGCGACTCATCAAGCGTGTTGATCAGGTCAGCATCACCATATGCCGATGATTTAACGGCAGTGCGAAGGCGGCGAATGCCGTCAGCCGACAGACGCCCTTCTTTATCAAGGAACGCAGCCTGCTCTTGGGTTGGCAGCTTCGACAGGAAGGCGCGCACAAAGCCCTGATTAGCTGAGGCGCTAACGTCTGGAGATGCCATGAGGCCCATGACATCTGGGGTCAGGGACGCTGCGTCAGTCTGCGCTTTCTCGCTTGTGCTGAGCTGCAGCTTTGTATCCATGTTGCTTTCGCGCACGAACTTCGAGCGCTGTTCCGGCGTCATCCGGTCAATGCGACGACGCACCAGAACCGGACGTTCAAACCCAGATGTGTCGAAGCCCTGACCTTCAATGAAATTGCGATAGGCATCAGCCTTCTCAGGAGACTCGTCGTACACCTTGTTGATCGCCATGACGCGACCGTTGCCGCTCTCGACGGTGTTATCTGGGCCAACAATCGGAGAGCCCCGATCACTCTCAAGGCTTTCACCAAGACGCTCAGGGTCAAAGTTTGAGAAGATGTCCTGCACTTGTATGTCAGTCGAAGCCCGGCTGCGGTCGCGGTTCTGCAAATCGCCTGTGGCCGCTGTAAGATTGGAAGCGTCAACGACCTCGAAAGCAGTGTTTACCTTAGAGCCGCCGGGAGTTGTGACGGTCCGCACGCGCTCTGGTGGCGGAGGCGGAAGCTCAGGCTCTTCTGCTACAGGCGGCATCTCGATGGTGAACTTCGGCTTCTCAGTAGCCGTAGGCGGAGGCGGCGGTGGCGCAGGCTCAATAGTGAACTTCGGCTTCTCAGTAGGTGGTGGTGGAGGAGGCGCAGCCGCTTCCTCTTCAATACCGGTACTAAAGGCCATGCCACCCAAGCCCTCTTCAGGCTCGGTAACGCCGGTCTTAATAGCGTTCCGAACCCAATTAGGATCTTCGGATAATGTTACGCCATCAATATCCGTGAGGATGACGCTGCCTTTTTTATCGAAGCCTTGGAACGTATAATCCTGTGGGCCGAAGGCATCCTGAAGCGTAATCGTGCCGCCGACTGGGCCGAGAGCTTGGGCCAAATCTTCCATTTCTGCGGGAGGAGGCGCGGTTGGTGGTGTACGTGGTGGCGGAGGCGCGCCTACCTGATCAGGTGTCGAGCCCAGAACCTTGCGCGTGGTTTCAACGCCACCACTAATGGTGCCACCAACAATACCACCAAGTAATGCGCTTTCCCCAACACCTTCAAAAGCATCTTGATTGGGATTATAAATAGCCTTGGCAGCGAGGTTTTGACCAAGCTGCACGCCAGCTTCTTGCGCAGACTCTTCCACCGTGCTCAACGCAGTGCGCCCAAGGGCCTTTGCTTCAATACCAGCTACAGCTCTTTTAACGGCATCAAATGCGGGCTTGGGGGCAACACGGCCAAGAGTTGCGCGTTCAACAAGGTTAGATGCACTGTCGATAGCTGAGGTTCGCGCAGATACTGGCAGTCTCTCAATCATGCGGGTTGCCGCGCCGACTTCAGTAAGTCCAAGGCCCGTACCGACACCGCGAACAGCAAGCTCTTGAAGCGGAGACACTGTGCCACCCTGCTCACGGAACTCCTGCGCCTGCTGGCCAGCTTGCTGAGAACCCTGAGCACCAGCAATTAAATAGTTGGTCCTTTGCGCAACCTTCTCAGCAGTTGGCACTCCGCCCGTCAGCCTAGTGGCGCGACCTGTCTTAGATAGGTTGGCAGCAGTACCGCCAAGACCACTTGTAATAACATATGGCAGAGTACTGCCTACACCTTCGCCACCCATTGCAATGAATTTTGCGGTGGGAGAATACTTAGTGGCCTCGCTTCGTCCACCAAAGACATCTTCAGCAAACCTTGTATTCGCCCTTTCCGCACGAGTACCAAGGTTAGATATTGCCTTGCCTGTTTCTTCCGCGCCCGCTACCTGCAGGCCAGTTCCTATTAAGCCAGCAACGCCTTCGACTACTTGGCCCGGAAACTGGGTGAGAGCGCGAGGAATTCCCCTGAAAAATTCAGATATACCGCCAGTTGCAGTTAGGCCCGGCGGCAGTTTCCCAGTCTTTTCTAAGTAGACAAGTCTATCTTGATTGACACTAAGTGCTTCTTTCTGGCCGTTAATAGCAGCTTGAATTGCACGATACCTATCTGGATTGGACTGAATGATAGGGTTCTGCAGCTGCTGGGTTAAGCTGGCGATTGATTTTTGCGCAGCGGCTATGCTTGCGGCTGTTTTCTTTCGATCATTTTCAACAGCCGGGTCTGGCGCGGCTACCCGTGTGGAACGCTTGTTATCGACGGGAGCCGGAGCCTGCGCACCCCGCAAGCGTTTTATTTCTGCAGCAAGTACGCTGGCCGCTCGAGTGTCATTGGCCCTGTCGGCCTTTATGAATGCTGCTTCTAAGCGTTTTAAGTCAGCCATTATCAACCGTACTTACTAAGAGCTTCAGTGAGATTATAGTCCTTAACAGTTCTTCCGGAAGGATACGCCTTCTTTTTCGCAACGTACTCCTCAAATTTTGGCAACCTAACTGGGAAGCCTCTTCCGGTAATAGGAGCAAGCCCAGCACCCGCAGCGTTCCTGTTGTACGCATCGCGATTAGCCTTGTACTGGTTTAACAATCTCTCTGTATTCGCATGATTGCCGCTCTTATCAGATGCAATAATCTTTTCTTCTAAATCGGCTAATCGTTTCCTAGATGCCTCGGCACGATTGAATGCCTGTGTTGGAGAAAGCGGCTTTTCACCAGTGCCGCTGCCGCTGCTAGAACCACGCGTCTCTAAGTAGTTTGAAATCTGAGCCCGATCAACCGCCAGCCCAGATTCCAGAACACGCGGAGCATATTCAGCCTCAGTCCGAGCCTTGTCTGCCCTCGCCTTCGCCTCATCAATCCGAGCTTGCTGAGTGCCCATAGCGACAATATCTGCATCCTCTAGGTTTGCCAAAGCATATTCATCTCTAGTCAGCTGGACTCCAGCATTGGCCATTTCAATCGCTTTGTCACGGGCGCTCTGAAGCGCATCGATCTTCTGCAAAGTATAGGCATCGCGCCTCTCTTCAATGCCGCGAAGAGCCGCCTCACGAGCATCAAGAGCGCCTGTATATTTTTCAGATCCAGCCGCTAGGCCACGAGTTAAAGCAGAGGTAAAGCTCTCGCCGGGTCTTGCAGATCCAAGCGCTGTGCCAGCCGCAATCAAAGCATCAAACGGAGCCCGCTTGCGCGCCTGCTCAACAAGCTCTTCTTCACGGCCAAGGCGCGCTGCCTGCCGTTCCAATAAAGCTGCACGTTCAGTATCGACAACAGCAGCCTCTTCAGCTGCAACCATGCCCTGCAGTCGAGAAACTACGCCAGATAAGTTTCTTAGCTGAGACGCCTGCTCAGCAGAAGGCTCTTTACCCGCTGGTATAGACGCCTTCAACTGCTCAAGATCAGCCTGCTTTTGCTCAAGCTGCGGCCTATAGCGCGACCTGTATGTCGGCTTTTCTGGAGCAGGAGCTGCCGCAGGTGCAGCCTCACGCACAGCAGCCACCTCAGGCGCAGGCGCTCCAGCGCTTCCACGTATTTCGTCAACAAGCGCCTGCCGTTGTGCGTTAGCAGCATCTCTCTCACCAATAGTTGGCCCGCGCTCTGTACGTTGACGCACTTCCTGTGCACGCCGGAAAGCATCTGTACTCAATCCGGGAACAATCTCAGAAGTTGGCTTCGGAGCCGCAAGGCGAGCAGTCATCATAGGCGCTGGAGATGATGGGGTTAGCGTCTTGGGTGGGAATAGATTTGCCAGACCAACACCAGCGCCCGGAGCACCTTCGGACGCCATAACCTGAGCAATCAGATCGTCAACAGCCATGTTCTGTAGCTCAGGCTTCAAAGACCGCAACTGCAGCGCCTTTGCTCGTGCTTGCTGGAGTGTCATCGCCATCTTACTTATCCTTCAGCCATCCAAGCCCGTGCATCGGGTGCTTGATGTTACGCTTGCCATCATCGGTAATTGGACCGCCGTCCTTGACCCTTCGCGCTCCGAACAGATTTCCAAGAGCGCCAATGCCAGTTG